TGCTTCTGTGCAGAGTAGCAGTTGAAAAGCTTTGGGGGGTAGGCTAGTTCTATGGCAAACCCACCGAAACCAGCCGAGCTAAAGATGATTCAGGGCAACCCTGGCAGACGGCCAATACGCACAAATGACGCTATTGCCCCCCTTGAATACGGCTATGTTGAGCCACCAGTCGAGCTAGGCGAAGTAGGCAAAAGATTCTGGGACTCAATCTTTGGTGCCGGTGAGCTGTGGATCTCAATCAAGACCGACACCCAACTTGTCCAGCTAGTCTGTGAGCAACTTGACAGGCGAGAGCTAATCAAGCAACAGATTCAAGCTGATCCAACAGACCCAACCTGGTACAGACAAGCCAACGAAGTCGAGAAGGCTATTGTGACCGGACTTAGCTTGTTAGGCTTTAGCCCTGCCGACAGGACACGCCTTGGCCTAGTATCTGCCAAGACCAAAACCAAGCTAGAGGAAATCATTGCCAAGCGAGAAGCCAGATAGTAGTTGGCCCCCACGCTGGCTAACCCCTGTTTCTGATGAGGCCATCGCTAGAGGTGATGGTGAATACGCCATTGAGTTTGCCGAGGCCTTTGGCACTATCGGTAAAGACGGCATTGCTGGAAAAGTAGGCCAAGCCCTAAGACTTAGAGAGTGGCAAAAGGAACTTGTTAGACGCATCTTTGCCAGAGATGAGGATGGCGGTCTATCGGCAAGAGTTGCCCTTGTAGGCACTCCAAGAAAATCAGGCAAATCTGCCCTAGCTTCGACGCTTGCACTTTACAGCTTGATTGCTGAGGGCATTGAGGGTGGCGAGGTTGTAGTTGCTGCTGCTGAAAAGGAACAGGCTCGAATCATCTTTGGTGAGGCTAAGAGGATGGTTGAGGCAAGCGAGCTATCTGAGATGTGCACCTTGTATCGAGATGCAATCTATGTGCCAAGCACTAACTCTGTGATGAAAGTGCTATCTGCCGAGGCTTACTCAAAAGAGGGTTTGAATGTTAGCCGAGCAATCGTTGATGAAATCCATGCCCACAAGAACCGAGAGCTGTTTGATGTGCTTTCGCTGTCTATGGGAAACCGAGGCAAGATGGCACAGCTACTCGCTGTCACTACTGCTGGTCAAAAGACAGACATGACCGGACAAGACTCAATCGCCTATAACCTGTACCAGTTTGGCAAGCGTGTCAGCACCGGTGAAGTCAAAGACCCTAGTTTCTTTATGGCTTGGTGGGAAGCAGAGCCAGAGGCAGACCACAGACTTGAGCAGACTTGGCAAAGTGCCAACCCTGGCTTTGATGATCTAGTTGCCAAAGATGACTTTGCCTCAGCGGTCCTAAGAACCCCAGAGCCAGAGTTTAGAACTAAGAGATTGAACCAATGGGTTAGCTCGCTAAATGCTTGGCTACCAACTGGCAAGTGGGAACAGCTAGGGCAAGAGATAAACCTTGACCCAGAGCAACCAGTCATTGTTGGCTTTGACGGCTCATTCAACGGCGACTGCACAGCCCTGACTTACTGCACAATTCCAACCGATGACACCTTGCCACACATAGGTCTTATTCGAGTCTGGGAAAAGAAACCAGAGGACACCGATGACTGGCGTGTTAGCACTCAAGAGGTTGAGGATGAAATCATCCAATTTTGCCAGACATACAAGGTAAAAGAAATTGCCTGTGACCCTTTTAGATGGCAACGCACAATGGAAGCCATGCAAGACCTTGGCTTGCCAGTGGTTGAATACAACTCAAGCTCACCTAGTCGCATGGTCCCAGCCTGTAGCAAGCTATTTACTGCTGTGACCGAAGGCAACCTAACCCATGACAATAACCCGACTTTAGCCCGACACCTAAGCAACGCTGTTATCAAAACTGACCGACTTGGCCCACGCATTGTCAAAGAGCATCGAGGATCACCACGCAAGATTGACGCAGCGGTGGCAGCGGTCATAGCCTTTGATAGGGCAACAGTTGGTAGAGTAGAGGCTGAGGAACTACTCCCGCAATTCTTTATTTAGGTTGGTAATGACAGCGACAATTCTCCAGGCAGTTGGCATCCTGACAATCTCAGTAGGTGCAGGTCTTATCTATCCACCAGCAGGTCTAGTTCTGCTTGGTGCTGGCATCCTCATCTTTGGTATAGCTATTGAGCGAGGAAACTAATGCTAAGTAATCTGTTTAGTGAAAAGAGAGCGATTAGCTTTCAGACTGTTTGGGGAGCTGGCCTTGACTTTGGGCTACAGTCCGAGTCTGGTGTCAATGTCACAACTAAAAAATCTTTTGAGATTGTTGCTTTCTTTTCTGCTGTCAGCCTTATCTCTGACACCATCTCGACTTTGCCATGTGGGGCTTATCTAAGGATTGGTGCAACTCGCCGACCTTTGAACCCCCGACCAGTTTGGTTGGACCAACCAGATGTTGACCTAAGCACAAGGGCAGCGTTCTTTCAGCAGGTCTTTTCTAGCTTGTTGGTGCATGGCAATTCTTACACTCGTGTCTTTAGAGATGCACAAGGTCAGGTTGTAAACCTAGTCAACCTTGATCCTGAGAAGGTAGAGGTTGAGCGTTCTCAGATTGGTCGCAAGGTTTACAAGGTCTATGGCGAAGGCCGGATGCTTACAAGCGATGAGGTCATTCACATTGTTGACCTAATCTTGCCAGGCGAGCTGACAGGACTTAGCCGAGTTGAAACACTAAAGCAATCACTAGGTCTAAACATTGCCCTAAGCGATTACGCTGCAAGGTTCTTTGGCACAGGTGCAAGTGCCTCTGGTGTCATTGAGTTCCCAGGCAACCTAACAAGCGAACAAGCAAAACAACTAGCTGACGGCTTTGATGCAAGACACCGCAACGGCACACGCAGAGCACACCGCACAGGTGTCCTATCCGGTGGAGCTAAGTTTGTTGCTACTCAGACAGACCCAGAAGCAAGCCAAGCACTAGAGTCACGCAAGTTTGCAGTCGAGGAAATCGCTAGAGCTTTCAATGTGCCACTTCACCTACTAGGTGTACCAGGCACAGCAAGCTACGCATCTGTTGAGCAGAACAACTTGCAGTTTGTTTCTATGACCCTAAGACCGCTGGCAGAAAAGGTTGAGGCAGCGTTCTCTCGTCTACTACCTGGCGATGCCTTCATCAAGTTTCAGTTCAACGACCTACTAAGAGCAGACCTAGCCTCACGAGTCCAGTCCTACTCAGTCGGTACCCAGGCTGGTTTCTACTCGACCAACGACATTCGCAGACTTGAGGATCTAGAGCCAGTCGAGCAGGGTGACCAGTACCGAGTCCCACTAGCCAACATTGCCTTGGCTGACACCGAGGTCATTACACTTGAGAAGCGTGTCAAGATGGTCCAGCAGTTAGTCATCTCTGGCTTTACCCCATCCGAGGCACTTACCGCTGTAGGACTTGCACAGATTACCCACACCGGACTGCCAAGCACACAGCTACAGCCAATCGCTCAGATTGACCCTAACAACCCCGAAGCAGTTTACGGAGCCGAGTAATGCAAGCACCAGCAACCCTAAATCTGACAATGTTTCAAGGTGCATCCTTTGACTACAACCTTGTTTGGAATACAACCGCAGGAACTGTCACCACGCCTGTCAACTTGACTAACTGGACAGCTCGGATGCAGATGAGAGATAGCTATGACGCTGGCACAGCAGTTCTATCTTTGACTTCTGGCACAGGCATTACTTTGGGTGGAACCGCTGGTTCAATTCTGATTGAGGCAACAGCAGTGCAAACCGCTGCTATAACCGCTGGCCCTTATGTCTATGACCTTGAGATGGTAAGCCCTGCCTCAGTAGTCACAAGACTTATCGAGGGCACAATCATTGTTGATCCAGAGGTCACTCGTTGAGCATAACTGTCACCACTAGCACCGCTGTCATAACAACGACATCGCCGACCTCTGCCACCATAACCACAAGTGGCAGTGCCTCAGCTCGTATTGACATCTACCAGCAGACCTACGCTAACAACCTTGTCGGAGTCGAATACATCTCTGAGCCAGCTTGGGTGCAGTTTGACACTAACGCTGTAGCAAGTATTCAGCAGGGTCGCTTGGGCTGGAATAACACAGACAGCACTCTTGACTTGGGCATGAACGCCAATGTCACTCAGCAGATTGGAATGGAGCAGTATGTCTATGCAAAGTCAGCAACTAATTCAGGCATTGCTGAGGGCTATGTTTACTACATCTCTGGGGCTAGTGGTGGAAACAAACTTGTCCAGTTAGCACAGTCAAATACTTCAACAGCATCTAAAGCAACTATTGGTGTTGCAACTGAATCAACCAATGGTGGATCAAAGGGCTTTATCACTACCTTTGGTTTAGTTAGAGGATTGCCAAACAATCTCTTTACTGACATCAACGAAGGTGACACGCTTTATCTATCGGCTACCACACCTGGCAGGTTTACCAATGTTGCCCCAGATGCACCTAATCACCGCATAAGGGTTGGCTACTGCATAAGGAAGCAATCAAACAACAATGAGATTTTTGTTAGTGTCCAGCTAGGTTTGGATGTAGATGAGCTTTGTGATGTCAAACTAACTGACCCCACCGATGGTCAATCACTTGTGTGGGACTCGACACAGGGCATCTGGGTAAATGAAACTGTGCTAGGTCAGCCAACTGTTTTATCTGTTGGATCTGTAAGCTCTGGCACAGCAGCAGCAGTGACTGTGACAGGAACAGCCCCAACACAAACTCTAAACTTTGTCTTGCCCAAGGGCGACAAAGGCGATACTGGTGCCACAGGTGCTACTGGAGCAACTGGACCTACTGGAACCCAAGGTGTAAAGGGTGACACAGGTGACACAGGACCAACAGGATCTACAGGACCAAAGGGCGATAAGGGCGATACC